GCACGCTCAGCAAGCCCTTACTGGCCAAGGTGCCGCACCTAAAGGCAGGCCGCCGCGTCTTGCTGGTCGCTCCCATCAAGTACGGCGGGAAGTGGTATTTAAACACCCAGCCCGCCGCCGATATGGGCAGCAAGTTGCCAGAGCGGGGGCGGATGCTGTTTAGGGTGCACCCGGTGAACAAGGTGCATTTTATGCGGCCGGTCGGGCAGGCTCCCGCGCCCGGTGCCGACTTTACGGCGAATCGCGTTGTCTCCGACCAAACGCTGCATTTCCAGCTAGGCAATGAGGTGCCGGGGCACGCCGGCCTCTACGAGCTGCTGCCGTTTCGGCGTCTGTAAACCGGATACTGCGCGGGTGGGGCGGCCGGGGTAGGTGAGCGGAGGAACTTCGGGTGTGGATATGACAGAACATGACAGCTCAACGCGCGCGGAGAAGCCTTTGGCTACTTGGCGCGGCGCGTTCATTAAGGCGCTGTCAGTAAACGCAAACGTAGCCGCTGCTGCCCGCGCCGCAGAGGTGTCGCGGCAGCATTGCTATTTGTGCCGGGGCAATGACCTGAGCTTTGCCGAAGAATGGGACGCGGCCTTAGCTATCGCAGTAGAAGGGCTGGAAGAAAGGGCGTGGCAAAGAGCGCGCTTTGATTCAATACAGTATAAATTTACCAAGACGGGGGAGCCCATCCTGCACCCCATTACGGGGGAGCCTTATTACGAGCACGTAGGTAGCGACACCATGCTGCTGCGGTTATTGGAAGCCCACAAGCCCGATTTGTACAAGCAGCGCAAAGAGCTGACCGGCAAGGATGGCGCGCCACTGGTGCCCCCGGCCAACATTGACAACCTCTCACGGGAAGACCTGCTGGCCGTGCTGGCTGTTCGCCGTAAGCTAGCCGGCGCGGAGGGCCAAGACACGTGACCGATATTTTAGTGGGCTTGCCGACTGAGCAAGAGCTAGTAGCTGAACTGTGCCGCCGCCGCTTCTACGACTTTTTCCTGGAGTTCTGGGAAACCATCGAAGCCGCCGAGCTTGTGCCTAACTGGCACATCGAGTTTATCTGCGACCAGTTGCAGGAAGTGTACGAAACCTGGGCACGGGGTGAATCACAGCCCGATATTCTCATCAACGTCCCCCCCGGTAGCAGCAAAAGCACGACGGTAACGCAACTGTTTCCGGCCTGGCTATGGGTAAAGAACGCGGCTATTCGCGTAATCAGTAGCTCCTACGCGGCCGACCTGAGCACCAGCCACGCGGTCAAAACGCGGGACTGTATCACGTCCGACAAGTTTCGGGCGGTGTTCCCCGGCTTGATTGAGATAAAGCACGACGAAGGCGGCAAAACGGCCTACCGTAACACGGAAAAAGGTCAGCGCTTCACCACCTCTACCGGGGGGCGGGTAACGGGTATGCACGGCGACTTCATCATTGTAGATGACCCGATAAACCCGGAAGAAAGCGAATCTGAAGCCACCCGGCTGCGAGCGAACCGCTTTGTAAGCAAGACGCTCAGCACGCGCAAAACCAACAAGAAGCGCAGCGTGACCATCATGGTGATGCAGCGCCTGCACGAGCAAGACCCGGCCGGCACCTGGCTGGCGACCAAGCCGCAGCTGCGCCATATCTGCCTACCCGGCCAACTCAGCGACAACGTAAGCCCGCCCGAAGCCCGCGATATGTACGTGGATGGGCTACTGGACCCGAACCGGCTCGACCTTCAGGCGCTGACCCGCATGAAGGAAGATTTGGGCAGCTACGGCTACGCCGGACAGGTCGGGCAGCGCCCAAGCCCCGAAGGCGGGGGTAAGCTCAAAAAGGCCTGGTTCCACAAGATTAGCTGGCCGGAATTCCTGACGCTCACGAAGGGACAGAAAGTGGTGTGGCAGTTCGACGCCGATACCGCCTTTACCACCGAGCAAAAGAACGACCCCACCGGCATCATGGCGTCGGCCTACGTGGGTAACACGCTCTACATCCGCTACGTGGAGTGGGTGCGGCTGGAAATGGGGCCGCTGTGCCGCCACTTGCCGGAGTTCGCGCAAAAGCACGGCTACACAGCCGAAAGTATGCTCTACATCGAGCCCAAAGCCAACGGCAAAAGCACGGTGCAGATTATCCGCGAAAGCACCAAGCTCAACGTCAGCGAAGCCCCTACCCCGGTGGGCAGCAAGATGGAGCGCGTGAATGCTGCCGCCCCGTTCGCTGAATCGCTACGGGTCGTGCTGATTGATGGCGAGTGGAACACGCATTTCGTGGAAGAGCTGAGCGCCTTCCCCAACGCCGCCCACGACGAAAGTGCCGACTTGCTGACGCAAGCCATTCGCCGCCACCAACCCTTAGAACCCAAAAAACAACGATGGGCAGTGTAACCGACCTTTTCAAGCAAGCCGTAGGCCTGGCTCCCATTCGCCCGACCCCGCTTGACCTAAAGCTACTCACCGATGGCATCGGCCGCACCTTGCCCATGAGTGGCTACAGCTTCACCGGGGCCAATGGCACCACCTGGCTGAACTATGACCAGGCGCTAACCCGCGACCAATACCAGGGCGTGGTATTTCTGATTGTCAGCAACATTCTGCGCAAGGCGATTGACATACCCTGGGGGGTGTTCCGTCCCGGCAAGCAAGACGAGCGGGCCGAATTGGTGGAAGCTGGCCACCCGCTCAATAAGCTCATGTGGAAGCCCAATCTAAAGGACGAGTCCTGGGCGGACGTAATTGAGGGGATGGGCGGCTACCTGCTGCTGCGCGGCAACAGCTACGCTTTCGGCGTAAAGCCCGAAGCCGGTAGTAAGCGCGGGCAGTTGCAAGAACTCTACACACTGCCCGCCCAGCGCGTGAAGCCCGTAGCCGGCGAGCGCTTCATTGACCCGGTGAAGGAATACCGCTTCGATGAAGGCAACGGAAAATACACCGTGTACCAGCGGCAGCAAATCGCCCATTGCAAGTATTGGAACCCTGATAGTGGCGCAGAGGGCCTATCGCCCATTGCCGCTATGAGCAAAATGGCCACTGCCGCCGATAGCGCGATACAAACCCAGGTGGGGCAGTTTCAGAACCAGGGGCCGAAGGGCATTGTGTTCGACAAAAGCTCAACAGAGCCGTGGACAAGTGAGCAGCAATCGACCGTGCGCAGTTGGTGGAACTCGTTTTTTACCGGCGGCCGGCGCTCGGGCGAGCTGCCCATCGTGGGCGGGGAGCTAGGGTACTTGCAGTTGGGCTTGTCCCCTGCTGACCTTGACGTATTGGAGGCGCTGCAAGTCACCACCCGCCACCTGTGCAGCGGCTTTGGCTACCCGGCCGAACTGCTGAACGACAAGGCCGCCAGCACCTACAACAACGTGAGTGAGGCCCGCAAGGCGGCGCTGACCGATGCCGTGCTGCCGTTGCTTCGCCGGGTGCGGGATGCAGTAAACCGGCTGCTGGGCGATGCCTACGCCGATAACGCCTACTTCGATATTATCACGTCCGGCATCCCTGAGTTGCAAGAAGACCGCAGCAAGCAGGCCACGATGCTCAGCACGGCCTACTGGATACCTGTGCAGGATAAGCAACGCGAAATGGGTATCAAGCCCGATGACACGCTGCCCAAATACCTCTTCCCTAGCACACTGGTAACGGCCGAAGAGTTAGGAGCCGCGCCTGCCGGTGCCGATGAAGCGCCGAAACCGGGGGCGGCAGCGAATTAAGTATTTGGCTATTTGGTGTTTATGCTGTATATTTAGGCATAAAAGCCTTACCAGCAGTAGTGCCAGCCATCACCATGAACGAGAGCCACAACCTAAATACTTTAACTGGCGAGATACTGCTTCGTGAAATCTTCCATGAATCCTGGATGGATGAAGAAGACTGGAGCGAGTTCAAGCAGTTGCTATTTAGCCGGGCCGGAATAGGCCCCGATGCTATTGCGGAAGCCCTTGAAGCCGGAGTTCGCAAAGGATATGGGCTAGAAATGCAGCACGACCTTGTTAGGCAGCAGTTTAATAAATAATTCCCGCGCCAGCGGCTCTGGCGACTGAGTAGCTATGGCTGCCTCAAAAACGCCCCCACCTACACCCGCCGAGTTCGCAGCGCGGATGAAAGCCTTATTCCCGAAGGGTTACGACCCAGAGGCGGCCCACGGCGCGGCGGATGATTACTTGGTAGAAGTGCTAACAGCACTGGGCTACGGCAAGGGCGCGCAGATTTTCAAGGCCGCCGAGAAATGGTACCACTAGTTTCTTCTGCCCCGGCAGTACCGGAGGGTGTATAGGGTATGACCGATGAGGAAAAGCACCTAGATATTGCCGCAAAATACCGCCGGCTAGAAGCGGGCTTTGCGCGCCTTATAGGCGCGGAGTCTGCCAAGACTAATGAGAAGGCAAGGCAGGCTGCTAAGAATTGCGCCAACCGTGCGCGAAGGCACGTAGATGAGGCTAATCAAGCCCGCAAGAAGGCCTGATGCCTGACACCCTCACCGCCTACGCCGCCCGCGAAGCCCGCCTGCAAGCCCTGGAGCCCGCCCTGTTCCGCCGGATGCGCCGCGCCCTCATCCAATCGGCTGAGCCCGCCGCCGTGGCCGTAGAAGCCGGGGCCGATGCCACCCTGGCCGCGGCCTACGTGAGCACGAAGCAGGTAGCGGCTGTGCTGGAGGCACTCTACGACACTTGCGGCACAGCCGAAGCGCAGTTGACCTACGATGAGCTAACGCCCGCCGTGAAGGCGCTCGCCCCGCCCGCGCTCGTTAGCCGGTGGGGGCAGCGCTTGCGCAGCTTCATCACAGGCGAAGGCGCGGCGGCCGTCCGCGGCATTACCGAAACCACCCGTAAGCTCGTGCGCGACGTGCTCAACGAAGCCGCCGCCGCGGGCGATTCAGTAGCCGTGGCCGCCAAGAAGCTGCGGGAGCGCGTGACGGGGGTGGCTAAGGAGCGGGCGGTCGTCATTGTGCGCACAGAATTAGTAGCCGCCGCGAATCAGGGCAGCTTGCTCGGGGCGCAGGCCACGGGGCTGCGGTTGGAGAAGTTCTGGATTAGCACGAAGGACGGGCGCACCCGGCCCACCCATTCGGCTATTGATGGTATAGGCGCGCCGTTGCAAGATGGAATGTTTAGCGTAGGGGGTGCGCCAGCCCGGTATCCGGCCGACCCGATTTTGCCGGTTGGGGAGCGCGCAAATTGCCGGTGCAGTATCGGGTACCGCAAGCTATCTTCGTGACATGCCCCGCCCCGCCGCCCACACCTGGCCCTGCCACATCTGGTTCATCGCCTACGGCAAGAAGCCCCGCAAGTGCGACCTGCCCGGCCTGCAAATCGGCCCGGCTGGCACCTACCCGAGCGGGGTGCGGGTGTGGCGCTGTTACTTTGAGGGACTGCTGAGTAATTGAGCCAGCGACCCGCCCCGCCCTCATCCGGCGGGGCTTTTTTGTGCCCAATCCGCCCGGTTTCGGCGTCTGTAAACCAGTAGGCCCCGCCGCCTGCCTGCTTCGGGGGTGGCGCAGGGAAACTTTGGGACATGCTAACGCAAGGTTTCTCCTACGCCCACGCCGCCCCCGTCCTTTTCCTAAAGGATATTGACGCCACCGGGCGCACCGTTCGCTTTTATGGCTCTGCCTTCGATAACCTAGACAGCGATGGCGACATCGTAATAAAAGGGGCCTACGCGAAGACCATTGCCGAGAATGGCCCACGGGGCACCGGCCGCATTAAGCACCTGCGGCAGCACGAAACCCGCTCCATTATCGGCAAAATAACTGAGATGGAGGAAGACAGCAAAGGACTGCTTTGCACCTCTATTCTGGCTGACAACGAAGGGGGCAACGACGCGCTAGAGCTGTACAAACTCGACTTGTTGGAGCACTCCATTGGCTACCGTACGGTAAAGCAGCAGTACGACCAAGCAACGGGCGCGAACTACCTGCAAGAACTGGCGCTGCGGGAGGTGTCAGCTGTGACCTGGGGGGCCAACGGCGACACGCCGCTAGTAGGCATTAAGTGCGACAGCGCGGCTGGCGTGCAGCTAAGCTTTGCCCGCATCTCGGAGCGCGAAGCCAAACTAACCAAGGCTCTGCGCCACGGCAATATTTCGGATACCCTGGGGCACCAACTCGCAGATGAGCTGGATGCCCTGCAAACCGCCTACAAAGGGCTGATTTCACTCAACGGAGAACTACTGAAGCCGGCCCCGGCCACTTCAGCAGCCGGGGAGCCGAGCGGCGAGAAGGCACTAAGTCAATTTCTCAAACTCGTAACCTCTTAATCTCATGTCGGAGGAAGTAAAGACCATTGAGCAGGCCGCCGCGCAGCTCAAAAGTGACATCAAGGGCGTAGCCGAAGAGGCCGCCAAAACCGCAGTAAAAGAAGTAGCCGGCACCGTGGCCGACGTGAAGTCGCAGGTGGAAGGGTTTGCTCCGAAGCTCAAGCAAATTCAGGACGACTTCGACAAGTTCGCCCTGGAAGTGGCGCGCAATGGCGGCAGCAAAGGACAGGGCGGCCCCCGCGAAGACGAGTTCCTGAAGGCCTACACCGAAATACTACCGAAAGTGAAAGCGCGTGAGCGCGGCAGCTCTGTAGAGTTCGCCCTCTCCGGTAAGGCGGCCGTAACAATGCTGACTGGCGCAACCCTGCCGGGCCGCATTATACCGACCCAAACCGGCGCGCTCGTTGGCCGCGAGAACGTGTTTCAGCATGTTCGCGACCTGATTGCCCCTGGCAATATCACCAGCAACACGCTCACCTACCCGCGGGCGTTGACGGAGGACGGTGGGCCAGCCATCACGGCAGAGGGCGCGAAGAAGCCGCAGATGTCGTTCACCTTCGAGGAAGTGATTGCCCCGGTGAAGAAAATTCCGGTGTACTTCAAGTGCTCAACCGAATTACTGGCAGACGCCCCAGCCTTCGTATCGTACATGCGCGCTCAGGCGGCTGAGGCCATCAAGGACGTGGAAGACGCCGAGTTGCTCTATGGCGACAACAGCAGCACCCACTTGCAGGGCATCATCCCGCTGGCGGCAGCTTTCGACGTGAGCGGCATCAAGGTAACGGCCCCGCAGCGCATCGATATTCTGCGCCTGGCAGTGGCCCAAGTGCGCCGCGCCAAGTTCCGCGCTACGGCTATCATGATGAACCCGGACGACGTAGCCGCCCTGGAACTCACCAAGGATGCCGAGGGCCGCTACCTACTGCCCACGGTCCTCACGGGCGTGCTGCCCATGATGGTAGGCCGCGTGGAAATTATCGAGGTGGACGCCATGAACGAAGGCGAGTTCCTGGTGGGCGCCTTTGACCGCGGCGCGCAGTGCTTCGAGCGCGAAGGCCTGACCATCCGCATCTTCGACCAAAACGAAGACGACGCCATCAAGAACTTGGTAACCATCGTGCTCGAAGAGCGCCTGGTGAACGCTGTGTACCGCCCCGCCTCGTTTGTGAAGGGCACCTTCGCCACCGCCATTGCCGCCGCCAATGCGGTAGCTTAATCCTGCTGCTATGGTAAAAGTAACCGCCGCCACATCCTTCATCGGTGACGAGGGGATGTGGCGGGCCGGTGAAACTCGGGAAGTCTCGAATCACCGCGCCCACTACCTCATTGAAGAAGGCCTAGCAATTGAGGCTGCCGACCAAGGCAACACTGATTTGAAAGCCGAGCCCAGCGCGCTCCACCAAGCCGCTGAAGCTATCGGAGCCACGGTAGCCGAGTCCACGGGCAGCGAAGGCTTAGCCGCTGCTGCTGATGCGCTTGGCGCCACTGTAGCAGAAGGCGACGAGTTGCCGGCTGTGACGCACGAAAGCCTCAAGAAAGAGGACAAGCCCAAGGCGAAAACCAAGGAAGAAAAGGCCACCCGCGAAACAAAGCAAGCCAAGTAGCCCCATGCCCACCATCGTAGTTCAAACGCCGCCCACCGCCGCAGCCGAGCCCGTGAAACTGGCTTTGCTGAACGCGGCGCTGCGTCTGGACTACGACCCGGTGGCTATCGCGGCCTACGAAGCCGGCACAGCTACCGGGCTCGACCCGGCCGTTGTCGCGCAGCTGGAATTGCTGAAAGTCTACCGAGATGCCGCCCGGCAGAAAGTAGAGGCCTACACCGGCCGCTTCTTCGCCCCGCAGACGCTGGCCATTACCTACGGGCTAGACGAGCCCTACGTGCTGCCCGCGGGCGCTACGGCCACGGCGGTAACCGGCTTCTTTACGACGCTGGCGGCGCTTAATGATGCCGCTGCCTACCTGGTGGAATACCAGAAGGGCATCAGCGTCAACCGCCAGCTATCGATAGCCACGGCCGCGCTCCAGACCTACACGGTTACAGCCACCACGACCGGCGACCCGCAGTACGGGGCACTGGCGAAGGCGGCTATTTTGGAGCTAACCGGCGAGTGGTACCGCAACCGTGAAACCACCGTGGCGGGCGTGGCCGTGATTAGTGAGTTGCCGGTGAGCTGGAAGGTGAAGCTGGCGCAGGCCGTTGTTCAACCTCTCGGCTGATGGGCGCGCTCAACTCTGGCGACCTGGACCAGCGGGTTACGCTGCTCACCCCCGGCCCGGCCGTGCCGGACGGGCGCGGCGGCCAAAAGCCCAGCACCCAGCCCGACGCGGAAACGCCGCTCTGGGCGAAGGTGCGGCCCCTATCCGGGCGCGAGTTACTGAGCCTGGGGCAGACCAACAACCCCACGGCCTACGAAATCACGATACGCTACCGCAAGCAGGTGCAGGTCGGCCAAAAGGTGCGCTGGCTAGGCGATTCGTTCAACATTCAGCGGGTCGTAACCGACACCCGCCACGAGTTCCACCGCTTAACCTGCTTTAACAGTGGCAAGTAGCGTCAGTGTTGAAATCAAGGGTATCGAAGGCTTGATTAACCGGGCCAAGCTACTTGTGCCCCGCATCAAGGCGGGTGTGCAGCAAACGGTAGCGGAAACGGCGCTGCTGATTGAATCGGACGCCAAGCAGTTTGCGCCGGTTGATACCGGCCGGCTGCGCAGCTCGATACACGCTGAAATCGCGCCCAATGGTCTCTCGGCTAGCGTGGAAGCGGGCGTGGGCTACGCCGTGTTTCTGGAATTTGGGACGCGGCGGCAGCGGGCACAGCCCTTTCTATTCCCGGCCTACGAAAAGAACCGGGCGGCTTTTGTGGCCAACCTCAAACGCAATCTAAAGCTGTTTTAGCATGGATTCCCTAAAGCTCATTGTGTGCCTTTTGATTGCTGGCGAATGCTGCGCGCTTGCACTCCTGCTTTGGCTTTGTAGCGAAGTGGCAAAGCTGAAGAAAGGCGTTGAGGCCAAGCTGACAGTAAAGATGTGCGGCCGCGACCTGCAAGGTCTTGCCAGAGCTACAGACTACCGCACCAGCCGCTCCGCCTAAATGAACCCGCTTAAATACCTCTCGCCCGCGCTCTACACCCGCTTAGCCAGCCCCATGCTGACCGTGGGCGGGGTAGCCGTGCCGGTATTTGAGCACCTGCCAGGGCCGGAAGCAGGCCACTACGTGCTGTTGCAGCAACCCACCCACGCCAAGCTACCGGGCTCCACCGGCTGCAAGCGCTGGAGCTGCACGGCCCTCATCGACATCATTACGCAATTCCAGCCGGGCTACGTCAGCAGCGGCCCCGGTGATGAGTTGCTCGACCAGATTACCGACCGCCTGGAAGACCAGCGGCTCGTGCTGCCCGGCTTCGACTGCGGCCCCGCCACGTTTGAGCCCAGCCTGCAAACGGTCGATGAAACCGATGGCGAGCTGGCCGCCGTGCGCCGGCTCATTCGCTTTCGGTGGGATGTAGCCCATCACGGCGCGCCGATGAGCGGCACAGCGCTACGGGCGACCACCAACCAGCGCCTACGGGCTATTCACTGATTTCAATAACTCTTTACCCCTCAACAAGATGGCCTTAGTAGTCGAGCAGGGCTATAACCTGCAAATTTCCATTGATGGCACCATCTTCGGGTGTGCCCGCACCGTCAGCTTTGGCGCTGAGCGCGAAGACAAGGACGCCACCTGCACGGCCAGCAAGGGCACCAAAGAGAGTGTGCCCGGCCAAAAGAGCTATTCGCTGAGCGCTGATGCGCTGGAGCGGGTTGCCACTGGCACGAATATCCCCACCGAAGTCACCAGCAAAGACCTGGAAGACCTATTCGAGAGCGGGGCGCTCTTCGATTGGGAGTTTGGCTCCACGACTTCCGGCGCGCAACGCAAAGCTGGCAAGGCCTACGTGAAAAGCTACACCCACTCAGCCGGCGCAACTGATGATGCCACGTTCGCCGTGGTGTTCACCGTGACCGGCGACGTTACCTACACCGTCAACCCCTAAGCTTTATGCAGGTTATCACTATCGGCGGTCAATCGCGGCCCTTCCACGTCGGCACCAACCAAGGCGACATCTTCTGTCGCCTTCAGGGCCTCACCTTGGCCCAATACGCCGCTACCTTCTCCGACCTTAACACCCTGGGACTGGGAGCACAACGCGACTTCCTGTATTCGGCTCTGCGGGCCGGCACTGAGCGGGCTGGCCAAGCCGTAACGTTCACCGCTACGGAAGTAGGCGATTGGATGGATGAGCCGGAATACGAAGCCGCCGCTACCCTAGCCCCCGTTATCGCTGCCCTGGGGGAGCAGTTCGCTAGAAAAGCCGCCTACCAGGCGCAGCGTGACGCAAAAAACGCCGGGGCTCCAGCGATGGAGCCAGCCAGCAGCGACACGACGGGGATGCCCACGGCGAGCTAGAGTGGGTTGACCTCTGGGATTGCCTACTAGGAGAGATAGGGCTCGCGCCCGCCGTAGCGCGAGCCCTTGACTGGGTAGAGGTAGAGCACTACCTGAGTGGGTATGAGGCGCGCCGGCAAAAAGAAATGGCCGGGCACCGCCTGACCGCGCACCTCATTCACAGCGCGCTAGCTGAAAAGGCATTAACGCCCCGCCAGTTCTTGCCGCTGCCGCTGGTGGATGGGCCACTTAAAGCCCCGCCCGCCGCCCCAAATGCAGCGGATAACTACGATGAATTCAAGGCCCGGCTAGCGGCCCAAAACGCGCAAAAACAGGCTACGCAAGCCGCTACGTAATCATGGCAGAATCACTTGGGGCATTACAGGTTACAGTTGGCGCAGACATCGCCAACTTTGAAGCCGGGATGAACCAGGTGCAAGCTGACCTGGGCAAAGTAGCCGCTGCGGCCGATGCAGCGGCGGGCCGCTACGTCGATGCACAGGGCCGGATGCGGGATGCGTCCGGCCGCTTTGTGTCTGCCGCTACCCTGGCGGCTGAGGCAGCGGCCAGGGCGGGCGGCAGCATTGGCACGCTAGGCGACGTTACGCAGCGCACCGCCACTACTATCAACGGGGGGCTGGTTTCTTCTTTTGGGGCTTTTGACAAGGCAATAAAACCGCTCAACGAGGGAATTGGCCGACTTGGCGAAGGCATCAAAAGCGTAGGGAGCGGGCTCACCACCTACGTTACCATCCCGCTAGGCCTAATGGCCGCTGGCGCCCTGGCCGCCTTTGGTAAGATTGACTCCCTGAGTAAAGGGCTAAATGCGCTCAGTACGCAGGATGTGGCCAAGGAAGGGCTTACGGGCCTGGCTGCTTTCTCGGCCGCCGCCGCCCGAACTTCTCAGCGCCTTCAGGAGCTACAGGAAATCGCAAAGGCCCCTGGCATCGGGTTTGAAGAGGCTGTAAAAGGCGATATTCGCCTGCGTGCCGTAGGCATCAGCGCCGGCCAGTCGGCCAAAGTCCTGAAGGAATTTGCGAATGCCATTGCCCTCACGGGCGGCGGGGCCACCGAACTGAATAGCGTCACCGTGCAGCTAGCACAGCTGTCGGCTAAGGGCAAAGTGCTGGCGCAAGATTTACGCCCCGTCATCGAAGCAGCTCCCGCTGTAAGCCAAGCACTTATAAAGCTATACGGCACAGTTGACAGCGAAACGATTTCAGCCAGCCTAGCCAAGCAAGGCAAAAGCAGCCAGGACTTTATTGCCACGCTGACGGATACGCTGGCTGAGCTGCCGCGTGTGGGGGCGAGCTTCACGAATGCGCTCGAAAACTTCCAGCAAGGGGCGGTGCAGAATGCCGCGGCGATAGGCGACAGCCTCAATAAAGCCTTCAACCTGCAAGGCCTACTGGATACGGCCGGCCGGGTGTTCGACGGGCTCACGCAGAAATTCGTTAGCCTAGACCCAGCGACGCAAAAGCTTGTCTTTGGCTTAGCTGCTGCTGCGGCGGCAGCCGGCCCCGTGGTTTTTGGGCTCGGGGCTATCGTGGCGGCTATCCCGTCCGTAGTAGCCGGGCTGGAAGTACTAGGCTTGGCCAGCACGGCCGCCCTTGGGCCGCTGGGCATAGGGGTGGCGGCGGTGGCGGCGGCTGCCTTCCTCATTATCGACCATTGGGACGAGTTAACGGCTTACTTCTCCAGCAGTGGAGAAGGCGGGCGGGTGTTTGCCGACCTAGCAGACTCAGTTGGTAACTCTATCAGCCAGATTAGCGAAGCCTTCTCCGCCCTTAACGGCGGCGGCGACTTTGGTGACCTGGTAAGCGCGGTTGGGATTCTAAAAGCTGCCTTTCGCGATGTAGCTGTCGGCATCACTGCCGTTTCCAACGTGATAGGCGGCACCATCGGCACGATAACCAGCCTGCTCAGTGGTGACCTGCCCAGCGCCGCTCGCCAGGCCGAAACGGCGCTTATTGGGCTGATTCAACCGCTGGCCAACGTGCTCGGCTTTCAGCTTCGGCTTGCGCCGGCGACCGAAGGCGTAAAGGAGAAGTTCGACGCCTTGTCTTTGACACTGCCGGGCCTGGCTGCCAACCTAGCAGCGCTCAATACGCCGTTCCCGGTGGCGAACATCGCGGGCGGTGCGGATGCAATCACAAAGCAAGTCGGGCTGCTGGAAGCGCTCAAGCAGCGACTGAAAGACGTTAAAGACCAACGCGACAAGGAAACGGCGGAGGGCGCAATTTTCAAGGACAATGCTATAATCAAAGCATTGGAAAAGGAGATTGCGCGCTTAGAGCAGAGCGAAAAGGCCGGTAAAAAGGCCACCGACGCCATTACCAAGCTGCGGCAGGAACTGGCCCGCCTCACGGCGCTCGATAACCTGCTGGGCAATACACCAAGCGAACTTGAGGTGTTGGAGCGGCGGGCTGATACGCTGCAAAAGGGACTCAAAACACTGGTGGATGCTGGCGTTTCTACCAGCTCCAAGGCGTTTCAGGGCTTCGCGGCCGACTTGGTGAAGACCAGCCAGGCGGCTGACAAATTAAAAGACAGCGCGCTCGGCATTGATTTCAAGCCCGCCAAGATTACCGGTCTAATCCCGACCACCCTTGCCGACACTGTGTCGGCTGACGTGGCCCGGCTGCTGGGCGATTTAGGCAAGAAGCCGATAGAGCTGCCGCTGAAAGTGCTCGTGAAAGTGAATGAGGTTGGGTTTACTACAAACCCAACAAAAGCGCTCAATGACGCCCTAATTAACTTTGGGCGAGGCATGAAGGACGTTAGCGCTATAAATATGGCGTTTGGCAGCAGTATAGCCGCTGCTTTTGGTGGATTTGATACTGCTAGCGAGAAAATTAGATTAGCTCGTGCCGCACTACAAGACCTGCTCTCGCAAGGCTTTGGCCCCGCCGACCCTTACGTGCAGTCATTTGTGAAAGCCATTCGGAAGTATAATGTTGAGGCCCAAAGCGCTCAGATTGTTAGCGCAGGCCTTTCTAGCGCCTTTGCAGGCTTGGGGAATAGTATTGGGCAGTCCCTGGCTAGCGGAGGCGATGTGCTAGAAGCCGCTGGCAGGGCACTACTTAAGTCGCTTGCCGAAATAGGCGCGCAATACGGGCAGTTTCTGATTGCACTTGGTATTGCTGATGTTGCTACTGGCTTTGCATCTGCTAAGGGTGTAGCTGAAATCGCGGCTGGCACTGCGCTGATAGCAGCTAGCGGGCTACTTGGTGCATTTGCCACAGGTGGCGGGGCAAGTGCTGCCAGTGGCGGGATAAGTGCGCCTAAAACCAGCTATAACAGCAGCGCGGCAGCCAACCAGCAACAGCTAAAAGTTCAGGTGCAGGTAGTGGGTACCATTACCGGCCGCGCTGCTGAGCTTTCGGCTGTATTACGCTCAGATGGCTATCGCGTACTAAGAACAAACTAGAGGTCGTCTGCCGCCTTTTTGGCCGCGCTACGCTTCTCAAGGTCTATATCTTCTAGGTAGTCATTGCTCGTTATGTAAACCAATACATTAGGCATAGTCACGCCATAGCCAATGTAGGTGACATCCGTCTTAAACAGCATAGAAGCAATGTCGCCACGCCACACCTTGGTGTCAACCCCAACCTGCTGCGGCGCGCCGTACTGTAGGGTAAAAACCTCTAGTAGCTTCTCGATATTCTTTTCGCCACTCGTGCGCAGGATAACCCCTGTCAGCTTGCCATTATGAGGCACTAGCCTAATGCTAGTTAGTGGTATATCTCCTATCTTCTTGGGCTCCTTTGGCGCTGCATACAGGCCTCCATCGCGCTTTAGCAAGCCCGGAATGTCGGATATTAGGGTGCCAAATTTGTAAGACCGGAACCCATTTTTAGCATCCAGCGCGCCGATGTTCCCCGCCTCTTGCTCGGTTGTGGCGGGCGCAGTCTGGGCAAAGGCGCGGGCACCTGTTAGCAGCAGGCCAGCGAGTAAGTAAGCTTTCATGCCCGCCAATATACACGCAATTTCGGCGTCTGTAAACCAGTAACCGCTACCCCGCCCCACGCCCGCCCCCGTGCGCCCGCAATTTTGAGGCGTGGCTTTCATCCTCCTACGTGAGCAATATATCGCAAACGCGCCCGGTGCCGTTTCGCCGTTCGTAAAAATATCCGAGTTTTACGACGATGTATTGCGCAAGCCCTATGGCACGCAGCAGGACTCGCAAACCAACCCACCGGCCTTTGAGCTACCGCTTAACGCGCTCATCAGCATTTACAACTACGCGCCGGGCCGCCCCCGTGGCGTGTATTACGATGGCAACGGCGGCTACTACACCCGCAACCTGCCTGTAGTACCCGGTGGGGGTGTCAACAACGTAGCGATCAAGCTCGGGCTGCTACCGGCCTACACCTCCAATAGCGGCCAATCGGATGCCTGCGTGGATATTACCGGGCAGTACGGCACGCCCCCGTATCAGCTCAACTTGAACGGCCCCGCGGCCTCCTACAGCGGGGTGTCGGTTTCGGAACTCTACCCGGTGCGCTTCGGCAACCTGCCCGCGGGGCGGTATCTGGCAGTCGTAACGGATGCGCTGGGCTACACGGCCACGCGGTTTTTCGACATTGCCACGGGCAGCGGGGGGTACGGCCGGGCGGCGCTCATCTACGAGCAGGCCACGGTCATCGCCACGGTTACCTACCAGTGGAGCTACAACGCCCGCAACGTCGTAAACTACGTGTACGGCGCCAAAACCCCGAGCACGTACACCGCGCCCTACGGCACCTTTCTGGATGGCTACCTGATTAACAACGGGGCCACCTGGCGGCGGGTGTACAGCGCGGGCATTGCCCCGGCCAACGGTCAGCCGCTGTTGAGCCTGGTGTACTTTGAGGATACCTCAACCCAGGAAGACAGCAACCTGAGCTTGCACAACCTCATTGTCTTTCACCCCGACACGCCAGCCGAGCAAAACGGCGGCTTGGTGGTGGAAGTGGACGCCAGCCACCCGCCCGTGCAGTTCACGCTCACCGGCACCGTGGGCGGCGTGGCTATCACGCCCGTAACGAATGCCACGGGCATGTATGACGACCTGGCCGCGGGCGAATACAGCGTGCGCGCCACTGACCGGCTGGGCAAAACGCTCGATGTGCCCTACATCTTGCGCAACCGCTACGGCTTGCGGTGGAAGCTGGACTACGACGATTTGTATAGCACGCCGCAGCGCATGGAACTGTGGCTGCGTGGGTATTCGGGGCCGGTAGAAGACCTGTGCATGACGGGTACGCCCGTAGAAATGAGTTCCGATGGGCTTAATAGTAGCGTGGGCGGCCAGGGGGACATCCCGCCGGTTCTTGGCACCGAGTACAAGCTGAATTTCCTAGTGGATACCGACTTGTTTGAGCCGGTTATTACTAGTAGCTTCACTGACCGCTTTTGCCGGGCCGATATTTACTACGATAACAAGCTCGAATTTCGCGGCTTCGTGCGGCCGGACTCCTACGACGCGCCAATGCTCTCGGGGCCGCAGCCTATCAGCATTTCGGCCACCGATGGGCTGGCGTCCTTGAAAGACACGGACATGCTGGGCCACGAAGGGCAGCGGCTCATTGGCCACCGGCCGGTACTCTACAGCCTGCTGCATTGCTTATCGCGCTGCGACGTGTCCTTGCCGCTACGTCTACTGGTGAACCGCCGCGAACTATCGATGGACACGATGGGCGCGCCGGAATTACTGTCCACCACCAACCGCACGGGCTATTGGGATGAGGATAAAAACGAGCCGGAAGACCAACGCAGCGTACTCGACGGGCTGGCGCAGCTGTTAGGAGGCACGCTCATTCAGCGCGAAGGCACTTGGCAAATCCGTAGTGCATTGGAGGCAGCTAAGCCCGCCCCTGGCCGGCGCTACAAGCCAGCAGGCACGGCCCTTAACACCTTCGTGCTCAATTCGCCCCTGGCCGCCGTGGAGCCGCCGGACTTAAAGCGCCTGTACTGGCTGGAAGCCAATCAGCACAAGAACGTGCGAGCGGGCTGGAAATCACTGAGCGGCAGCACGAACACGGGCTACCTGGAGAATGCCTACGTGGCCGGCAACGTCTTCTCTGACCGCTACGCCTGGTTGGGCAACGGCACCGGGGGGCTGCGGCCGGTCAACGGCTGGAAGCCCGTGGGCGGGCCGTTCCCCCTCACCTTGCTGCGCCTAGGTGAGAAGGGCGGCGATTATACGACCAAGTGGCCCCGCAGCGCCGCGCAGTCCACGCTAACGCTACTGCCGGCCCTGCAAGGCCCGATGCTGCCGCTTTCGGCTGGGCTGGAAGCCGTGCCGGCCACGATGCAGTTCACCGGCCGCTTTGTGCCGGAAGAAACCTATCAGGACGCCCAAGGCGACAGCTACATCTCGCCCACCAATGCCGAAAAGTGCATTCTGGCGTTTGAGTTGCTCTTCGATGGCCGGCCCGCGGGGGTGCAGCAGGCAGAGTTTAAGCTATCCGACAGCCCGGCCAGCAAGGATATTACGGTTAGCATCCCGCTTGACGCGGTGCCCAGCGGCACGCAGGTAACGGAATTGCGACTGCATAGTTGGTTTGCGCCGGACACGAAGCTACTCGACAACGCCACCACGCTAACGGCAGCCAGCAACCAGGTCTTCAAAAAGGACGACGTACTGAAATACGACTTTGGCACGGGGGTGTACCGCCTCTTTATCGCGTTGCAGGATACCCAAATCGGCCAGGCGTCGGGGTTGTTTCTCTCCAATAGCTGGCAGGGCCACTTTGCGGAGTTAACCGCCACCAACCGCGGCCTGGGCACGTTCTACCTGAGTAAAGTGGGGGTGCAGCTTACCCCGCAAAACGCCACCTGGGACGGAGAGGATAACTTCCGCGCTGATGGGCCGGCTGGCAACACGCGACCTACGGAAGTGCTGAAGGTGACGCACGCCGACCCACCTCGGGCCGCGGGCTTGTTCAGTGGCAACCTCTACGCCTTCGCCAAGGCCGCGGGGCTCTCGGACGGCACTGTACCCACCAGTTGGCAGCGGTCGGTTGACCTAGCCCCGGTGGGGTTATTTGAGAACAACGTGCTGGATGGGCTAGCCTTGCGTGGCAACCCGTCGTGGCTCGTGGTCGGCACGCTGCGCTACCAAAACAAGGTAGTGCCACGCCTGCTCGATGCCCTTGATACCCCCTACGATGGCCAGCTGGCCGGCCGCCGCTTTATGGTGGTGGCCGTGTCTCCCTGGGACGTGAAAGCCGCTGATGTGAAGGTCAGCTTAATCGAAATCGGCAAGGGCGCGGGAGCCCCCAACCCCACCACGATGCTGCCCAGCGGCTCCCGTCTGACGCACCGCGTTTACCAGTATCTGCCCGGCCAGTACACCGCCTATCCGCGTCAGGTGCACGGCGGTGGAATCCGCACGCGCCACCCCTAACCCCGAAGTTTCGGCGTCTGTAAACCAGTAGCTGCCAGGCTTCCCCCGCATGGGCTAGGGGCGGCGGCAACTTTGGGCCATGCAGGCACCAGGCACTACCCTTCCGGCTTACACCATCTCGGAGTTAGACCAGCTTCAGACGCCAGTTACCCAGTTAGCGGGCGCACTGCTGGAGTTTGAGATTGAGGTAAGCCCCGGTGTCTACAAAAACGTGCGCGGGACTACGGAAGAGTTGGCGCAGTACCTGGCTACGCTCTACGGCGCATCCAGCACGCCCATCGTGCTGCGCCTGAGTGCTACGCAGTGGTACTTGAATGCCGCCGCCCGCACGCGCTACAACGCCGGCCAGTTGCTCTACCTCTACGATGACGGGACCAGCTTCCGCACCACCGTACAGGCCTCATCCTTTGGGGTGAGCCCTACAAATACTGCCAGCCAGAACGCGGCGGGTATGGATGCAATGCGCACTAACCTGTTAGGGCAATGAGCGCAGCAACACCTTATACCATTCTCTTTGAGGGCGGCCCCGGCACCGTAACGCAATTCGATGCCGACGAGCTGGGCAACAAGTGGCCGCAGGGCCTGCGCGACCTGCTGCTCGACGGGCAGGGCAGCGGGTATCAAGTCACTACCAGCCGCGCCGCCAACACCGATGACCGCAGTGAACGTCCGTTCAACACCGCGGGCCTTGATGAAAACAACGGCCGCAGCTTCTCGGGCAAGGTAGAGTTTAGCAGCGGCGACCTCATCAATGAGGCCCGCAAAGGCACTACCCGCCTCACGTTCACCGCGCCCGGCGCGGGGCTCAACCCTGCCCGCTACCGGGTGGGTGCCCGCCTGCGCATTGCCAGCGAAGACAGCGAAGCGCAAGACCGCCAGACGGGCGCGATGGGCTACCCTGACGCCTGCACCAAGGTGGAAGACATGAAAGCCGTAGTGGAAATCGATTCGGCCGGCAACTGGCTGGAAATCGATTCGCCACTGGAGTACGACCACTTTACCGACGTGCGCGATTGGCCCACCGATTGGGGCGGCACCGGCCTGCCGCGCGTGCTCTCGCTGGACCGCACCTCCGAAGACGGGTTTGATGGGTACACCTACCTGGACAACCTGGAGGTGCGCAACTTCTCGTTTCTGCCTCCGGCCAATGGGGGGCGCGGGTACTTTATCAACCCGACGCACAACTTCACCATCACCAACTGCGACGTAAACATTTACAACCAGTTCAGCCAGATACTAGGACAGTGCACCTCTACGGGCAACACCTACCGCAAGGGCTGCGAAGATGACAAGGCGGTTGGGCACCTGGTTTCGACCAATGACAAGTTTCTAGGCGAAGAGCCTTCTACGAATGGCCGCTGGAAAACCCGCCTGCTGAAAGGCGGCTTTTTTGAGCGCAGCAACTGCCTGGCCGGGCGGCGGCAGGAATACCAAGCAACCACCTTCACGTCCGGCCCTGTGACCGAAATGAAGGATGGGCAGCTAGTGCTTAACGCCGATTACCCAGCCCGCTACCCGCAGCCCGGCCACAAGCCAGTTGACCTGCTGGTTTACCGCGCCGGCCTGACGTTCGCCAGCCACCCCGACAGCACAGCCAAAGGCCACATAGGCGACGCCCCGCACGACTTCTACACCGTTACGCTGGCCGATGAAACCAGGGACCTGTTGGTGCCGGCCCCGGCCTGGACGCCCGACACCGCCGGCCAGCCCACGCCGGGCCACGACTTCTTCCGCACTACCTGCGAAGGCATGTGCATCAGCACAGTAGATGGCAGTAAATCCGGCTACGTTACGGAGCACCGCGCATGGGATGCGGAAGGCGACTACTACCGCTACAAAGGCACGTGGCCCCGCTTTGAGGTCGATGACGTGCTGGTGTACTCGTACGTCCGCAACCTGGTAGAAGAGGGCGGTCATACGGTAGATGCGCGGCGGTTATTCACGCCGGACAGCGCCCGCTTTCAGGGTAACGTTGGCACCGAAGGCAGCTACAACTTCCGCTGGACTGAGCGCGATTTGAACCTGGCACCCTACGGCCCGCAGAACCCGAGCACGGCCATTCCTTTCTACGCTGCGCTAAGCCAGGTAGCGGTGAACGTAACCGAACCCGCCGCGGGCCACCTGATGCTAGGTAACTACCCGATTTCCACGGACAACAGCGGCAACAGCACCAAGCCCATTCTGACCATCAACACAGCCATTGCCGGGCAGCGCACCCTCACCGCGGCCGGCCTGGCCGGGCAGCAGGAAGGCGACTCCTTCGACGTGCAGGCGCTGGGCTATTTACAGGCCGCCAACTGCGACCGGGCAGGCAATGCGAAACTCATCATAACCGGCCTGTGGGCCAATTCCGAAGCCCCGCTCGACTAAATGGCTATACAGACACAAGTAGTAGGCGGTACGCTAAACGCCACCACCGGCATCCTGACCGATGCCGCGCCCCCCACCAACTTGCTCGGGATGGGGTACGAAGACGCGACCGGCGCGCTCGAGCTGGCCGGGCAGGCAGCTGTAACCGCCGCAGACAGTGGCGGCGGCGTGGCCTACATCACACAAAGCAAAACCCTGGCCGGCCTGCAAGCCCTGCAAACCAGCCAGCCGCCCGCCGCGGGGGTAGTGCTAAACGTGCTCTACACCTCCGAAGATGGAGCGTGGAACGGCGGCAATGGAGACAACATGGTATCCGTGCACGGAGTAGCTGGACCAACAGGCACAACGTTCGCTCCCTTTGGGGCAGGCCTGGTAAGCGGGGTGTTGCAGTTGGTTTCGGTGGACGTGGCAGCGGGTACTTACGTGCCGTTTGCGGGCGGCGGGCCTGCCGTTGGCACGCCCCGCGACATCTACGACGTGCCCACCGCCAAGCGCAAAGAGGTAGTAGATGCCAACGTGCCCGCCTACCCCGAAGCAGACACAGCCTATTACGGCTGCGAGTTCGTGGATGAGGTGTACGGCCCCGGCCAGCCGGCCTACTATAAGTGTATGCCCTCTGCCCCTGCCACTACAGGCGGGGCTACCGCCTGGAAATGGTTTCGCCTTGACATTCTATAAGCTATGGCCCTGACCGAACACCTTATTGAGCGGGCGATTGAGCCGGTAGCGCAGCTACTAAGCGCCACGGCCACCGTGGCCGGGGTAGACCAGTTTGGCAATACTACCCAGCCCGACACGCCCAACCTGCCTATCCAGATTGAGGCGGTAAAGCAACTGCTTATCTACCTGAGCGGGATGCCCAACTATGCCCAGGTCTACGAAGACCGCCCCGAAATGCGCAATGTCGTACTGCGTCAGCGCATCATTGCTCTAGAACAGCGCATTACCGCCAGCGAGCAGGAGCTAGCCAGCGCCAAGGCGATTAACGACACGCAGGAAGAGCTTTTACGCATCCTAGCTGACAAGGACACCACCCAGGATACCCGGCTAGATGAGCTGACTGCCCGGCTAGACCTGCTGAAAGCAATGGCCGACAGCCTGCGCCTGGACTTGGCCGCCAACCAAGCGCACGATGCCGAACAGGATGCGCGCCTGACCGCGAACGATGCCCTGGATGCTGCGCAATCGCTGCAACTAGCTGCTGCGCAGGCGCAAAACATGAGCGATGCCGCCCGCCTGACTGCGCTGGAACTGGCCGACCAAGCTACCGCCGCGCAACTAGCTAGCGTCACGGCAACCGCTAACTACGCTAAGGCGCAGGCCGACAAAGCAAATGCTGATAACGTAGCGCAGCAGTCGCAGCTTGACCTGAACACGGCCAACATTGCACTCGAAGCCGCCCAGCAGGCTGCCGACGAGGCCGCCATTGCCGCTGCCCAGGCGACCGCTACGCAGTCGCTGCAAAAAGCGAACGACGATGCTACGGCCGCCGCCCAGGCCCTAGCCGCTGCCCAGGCCGCCCAAGCTATGGCCAACAGCGCAACCGCCGCCGCTGCCGCTGCCCAAACCGCCGCCGCTGCCGCCGATGCCCGCGCCGCCGCCGCGCAGACGAGCGCCACCAACGCGAAAGCGGCTGCCGACGCCGCCCAGGCCAAAGCTGACGCCGATGCGATTGCCGCCGCCGCCGCACAGGCCACTGCTGACCAGGCAAAAGCCGCCGCGGCCAGTAACGCCGCCGCCCTCGCTGCGGTGCAAGCCGCCCTAGCCGGCAAGCTCGACACCGCCTTGGTGCGCCGCGCTAGCGTCGTCACGCCGGCCGTGACCATCCTGGTAGCCACCCCCGCCACCGTGGCCGTGACGTTCGCCACGCCCTACGCCGATGCCAACTACGAAGTCTTCCTGTCGAAGCCGGCCGGGGGCCTGCTGGGGGTAGAGCTGGGCTGGCAGAACAAAACCGCTACCGGCTTCACCCTCACGCTGCGCAACACGGGCCTGGCTTCGCTGGCCGTGCCCGCTAGCACGGTTGACTACTTCGCTATCCACAACTAACGCGCTATGTCCGTCATCACCCCCTACTTCGATACGAACCTGACGCTGGAGGCGTGGAACTACGCCCCGCCCACGGTGGCCGCGCCCACCAACCTGCGCACCACCGGCACCACCAGCAGCACTATTTCGCTGGCCTGGAACGCCGCGGCCGGCACCTACACCCTACAGCGCGCCCCGGTTACGGCCGGCACCCCCGGCACTTTCGCCACCATCTACACGGGCACTACAGCCAGCTACACCGATGGCCCGCTGACCTTCAACACCACCTACGCCTACCGGGTACTGGTAACGGTGAACGGGGTGGCGAGCCAGTACTCGGCAGTGTTGCAGGCGACTACGGCCACTAGCACGCAGCCCAGCGTCTTCACGCCACAGAGCAACGAGTTCCGCCACAACAAGCGCAACGATACCAGCAACGTAGCAACTGGCTTCGTGCGCCGGGACGCCCTGGCGGCCTGGCCACTCAACACCAACGCCACGGCCTTGCTTGTGCGCGGCAAAACCAGTGGGGAGCAAGGCTACGTGAACGCGCAAGCCGCACGTATCGACGTGTACGTGGGCGGGAGCTTCTTCACCAGCCTCATCCTGACGCAGCGTCTGACGGAGCAGGAATTTAGTGTAACCGGCTTGCCAGCAGGCAACAAGCTCGTGGAGTTCTATGATGGCAGCCAGTACCGGCCGGGCGAGCAGGGCGAAGTATTCGTAACCATCCTGACCGGCGTAACCGTGCCGGCCGGCTTTACGGGTAGCGTGGCCCCGCTCGTGAAAACCACCGAAGGCATTGCCATTTTCGGCAACAGCCGCACGGTTGGGGGTGGCGTGGCCGACCCCGCCCGTTCGGCCTTCACCCGCCAGCTGGGCCGCAGTCGGGGCAGTGATACGTATTTGCTGGGTTATGCCAGCTTGCAGCTAGGCGTGCACATCGTGGACGCCACCGCGCAAGATGCGTTGGTCGCAGAGTACGTAGCGCGCCTAACCGGCTACACCAAGCAGCGCATTTTGCTTGGCCCGGACAGCGAAAACGAGTACGGCTACAGTTCCTACTCGCCCGCGCAGATTCAGGCGGCCTACCAGCAAGCCATTCCAAAGCTGCAAACGCAACTGCCGCAAACTAAAATCTACATCGGCACTACGTTCAGCCAGAAAAACGGCTGGGGCGGAGCCAACGCACTTGGCTTTACGCAGCAGGACTACTACAACATGGAGAAAGGCATTGCGGCCGGCTTCTCCAACGTGTACACGCTCGACTACATGGCCGCAGGCCTCACCCCCGCCGACTATGCAGACGATTCGCACCTCAACGAAAGCGGCGAAGCCAAGCTGGCCACCTACACGGCCGGCATCTTCGACGCTTCGGATAACCTGGCCGCGCTCAACAGCAGCCAGTTTATGAGCCTGGATAGCAGCGGCGGCGCGCAAACGCTGTTGCAGTTCACCACGTCGATTACCGACCCCGAATACGCCATTGACCAGCTGAACGGTGGGGCCTGGCAGAGCAGCAATACCTTTTTGCTCTACAACGCCACCACCCCGAGCGTGGCCGCGGGCACCTACACGGCGCGGGTGCGCTCAATTAGCAACAACGCCAACACGCGCAGCAAGCAAATCCAGGTGGCCGAAACCATCACGCCGGACGACGCCCGCAACACCTACTCGCCCAACTGGAATACGGCCGCCGGCTTCCAGTTTTCGGCCAGCCCGTTTTCACCGAAAAAGCCAGGTAATACCTCGCAGGCCTACTTCGTGCGCTTCCCCTACAATGGGGTGTTTGAGTTCTGGACGCGCCAACAGCAAAACGTGGATAGTATCGGCTTAACGCGCGACAACGCCGGCCAGCGCTTTACGATTGGCGTAGCGGGCGGCCCCGGCGATTATTCCGCCAACATCGGCCTGACCTACCATCACAACTGGACGCCCGCCGAAGGGGCTGATACCATGCAGGTAGATGGTAATGACTCCCCCGACTTCCTCTGGGGCTACCGTCTCCAATACCCGCCTACCTAGCCCCCTCTCAGGTAACGCGCAGCCCCGCTCTCTTTTCGATTTCCACCTAATGTTTTTGATGCCCCCCGCGCCTTCTTTAACCTACGACCCCGCGCCTTGGTACGTGCGGTGGTTAGAAACTATGCCGGTTGGGGTACTGGTGAGCGTTGTTATCCTGCTCGCTATGGGCTGGCTGTTGAAAGAGCCGCTGCAAGGCTTTATCACTAAGTTGCTCGATACGTTCGTGGAGCGCATCAAGCGCACCAGTAAAGAGCCCGCCAGCGCGGAAGACTTGCGGCGGAAAGCCAACAAGGCGGTTATTCTAGAGCAAACCGCCGAACGCCTGCGCCTGGAACTCAACTGCGACCACGTAGAAGTGTACGGCTGCCAAAATGGAGAGTATCTGCGCTCGGGGGAAGGGGTGGACAAGTTCGTGATGCAGGCTGAGGCTCCCCGGCCGGGCGACCCGCGCTACATGGACGTGGAGCGGATGCTGTTCGCCACCGACCTGCCGCGGCTGATTCTAGCGCTCGAAAGCCAGCCGTACCTATTGCTGTGGCAAGCCCGCTGCGATGACTGGAAGGCCAATAAGCTCATGGCCGAGCGCGACTACAATTCTACGCTGGCGGTATTCCTGCGCCGCCCGCTCAAAGCTGGCAAGGATGAAACCGGCGTGATAGGCATGGTACTGGTGAGCTGGCGCGAAACAGAGCTATTCCGGGCCGACCAATCCGGCTGCCTGCCGCAAAGCCACCACGGCCCTACCCGGCAGATTGATGCACCACTGGAGCAAATCCTGTTGACCTACGCCCGCGAATTCAGCTATTCCATGTAAGCGCTATGCCTCGCCCCTCTCCAAAAACTGCTGGCCGCCATCTGCGTGAATTCTTTGAAGATGCCCGCGGCCAGTTCAACGCCTTCACGCTGATTGCCCTGGTAGCCGGCATTACGCTGGCCACCGCGCCCGGCGTCTGCCGCCTGCGGGACTGGCCCCCGCTCAACCGGGACGAGATAGCAGCCCTCTCGCTCGTGTACTGCATCAGCGCACTAGGCGACTACCTGCTAGGCATCTACCTCAATAAAATGCCCTCTACCCTGGTGCAGCAAAACCAGGGGGACGGGGGGCTGGCCGTGGGCGAAGGAGCTACAGCCGGCCCAATGGAAGGCGAAACACCCCCCGGAACAAAGCCACAGCCATGAGCCAGAATAAACAACCACCGCCCCGCCAGCAAAAGAAACGCCGCGACGCTGCCAAGCCCCTGCCCCTCAAATCCGATGCCTATGCTACCAGCACCTGATACCATGACCCGCCTACTCAATAAATGCGCCCTGTACGTGTGGATAGCCGTGCTGCTGGCTGCTGGGGCGTGGGGCCTCATTCTTAACCATAACCTCAAATGAAATACGCGATTATCCTTTGCCTGCTGCTGGCCAGCTGCGGCACTCACCGCAAGCTCGCTCCTACCCACCCGCCGCAGTCCGAGCCTATCGGGGCGGCCCGGCCACCGGTGGCCGACACCAGCAATGTAATAGTCCAGAACTCGCGCACCCTGCTCGATAAGGTATTGGGCCGCAAGCCACCGGTAGCCGTGTACCCCGCGGGTACACCGGTGAAGGCCGGGAAGAAGAGCAACATCACGATTAACAATGTCACCGGCGGACAGACCAACACGACCAACACGGCCGGCAAGAACGCCACGGCCGGCACCGGTGCCACCGGTGGCGGCAAGGCAAGCGCACCGGTGGCCGGCACCGGTGGCACAGCCACCAGTATCGAAAAGGCTAAGGCGCCGGTGAGTACAGGCACCGGCGACGCCACCGACCAATCGGGCACCGGTGCCGCTTCCACTATCAAAGGCAACAACAACTCGCCAGTACTGACCAACGCACCAGTGGGGGCATCGGGCTGGCAGGCCGAACTAGCTAAAGGCTTTGCTACGCCGATGGGCAAGGGTATAGCTGTGATAGTCTTTCTCTGCTTCGGGTATGGCGTGTATCGGATATGGCCCCTGCTGCGGCGCAAATCATCCTCTAGCCAAGCTTAGCCATGCCCGCCTCAAAACGCATTGAAGACCTGCACCCCGACTTAGCCAAAGTTTATACAGAGGCTAAGGCCGCGTACATCGCCGCCCACCCCGGCGGGCTACGGCCGCAGCTGAGCGAAACCGCCCGCCCGCGTGAGGTGCAAACCGCCTACTATGCCCAGGGCCGGCAAACACTTGCTGAAATCAACAAGCTGCGCCACATCGCGGGGTTGCAGCCTATCGGCTCAGTAGAAGCAAAGCGCAAGATTACCAACGCCAAAGCCGGGCAGTCGGCACATAACTTTCAGCCCGCCCGCGCCTTCGACGTGTTGCTGGTGAACCCCGATGGAACGGCAAATTGGGTAGATAGCAACTACCTGCACTTCGCAGAATACGTCAAGGCCGCCGCCGCCAAGCTAAAGATAGCTGTGAGCCAAGGCGCTTACTGGCAGTCCTTCAAGGATATGCCGCACACGGAATTGGCCGATTTTTCAAATAAAAAGTGGGCCGTTCAATAGGAAATAAAAGACTGGCGGCGTATATTTAGGTATGGAAAATTTCATAGAAATACCTGATACACAAGGCGAATATATGGTTAGTGATGCTGGCCAAATAAAAAGCATGAAGACCAATCGACTGCTAAAGTTTTCAAAAGGCAGTAGCGGATACTCGCAGGTTGGGCTACGTGCTCAAGGCAGAAAGCGCACAATTATGGTCCATCGCTTAGTTGCCGCCGCACATGTTCCTAATCCGCTCAACTTACCAGTAGTCAATCATATCAACGGGGACAAGCTCGATAACCGCGCCACAAACCTTGAATGGTGCACATACAGTCAGAACTCAATCCACGCCAACCGGGCTGGGTTAACGCCTCCCCCGCCTAAATGGGCTAAGGGCAAATTTGGGGCTGACCATAATCGCTCTAAAAAAGTCTACGCATACAAAGCCGATGGTTCTCTTTTTGGCGAATATGGCAGTGGCAATGAGGCGGGCCGCCTTACTGGCATAAAAGAAGCTGCTGTAGCAAAGGCTTTACAGAATGGCGGATTTACCAGGGGCTCGCGCCTACTTTTTTCCCACACTGCACTCGCTACTGCTGAAGTAGCGGAGCAATTGGCCCGCATAGCAGGCCTATATAAAGCAGCTGGCAAAAAACGGTCTAAGTCCGTGAAAGCCATTAACGCAAATGGCGAAACGATAGGCGAGTACACAGGTATGGCAGAAGCTGGCGTAGCTCATGGGCTTACAGCTTACAATGTTATGGATTGCCTGCGCTTTGGCCGCCCCAACTCTAAAACAGGGATACGATTTGAATACGCCTAATGCCGCACACTGAATTGCTTAACTGGAAAATTCTCAAATAACCTGCCATGAAATTCTTCTTTTTGTTCTTCGCCGCCCTCACCATTCTCTGCGGCTGCTATTGGGTTGCCGATGGCCCCGACTCGGGAATGGAGTACGCCACCCCTTTCTTCGCTCTTATCGCCTTGGGTGTGGGCATCTACAACTGGCGTAAGAACGGCAGCCCGCTCTCGGAAGGCCCGCCCAAAGCCTAGCCCGCCATGACCTGCGTAGTCTGCGTTCAAAAGCCCGCCTGCAAAGGCCCGTGCCAGCGCCCCACCCAAACAATAGAGGAATACAGCGCAGCACGCCAAGCGGCCTATCCTGAGCTTACCCCTGTACTGAAGCCGGCCCGCCCTCTCCTGTCTTAGTACTAGTGGGCACCAAATCAGAGCAGGCTAATCGGGCCGCTCAGCATCTCTTCTTTCGGCTCACCCCACGGAAAGCCGGCCGCCATACGGGTGCCGTCCAACTCCCCGCCGCCGATGCAGGAAATGGTGCCAGCCATAGCTTTCAGCCAGGCTTCCATCACCGGCAGCGGCTGGAGTTTCCCTCGCTGGCAGTTGCGCTTCAGCATCACGCCCGTTTGCTCGTTGTTGCCGATGTGGTGCCAGTGAGCGGGCTTGGGCCGGTGCTCGCTTGTCATCATGTAATAGAAGCAGTCGGCCACGGTCTGGCTGCGGTTGATGCCCGCGGCGCAATGCAGGTACACCGACCAGTTACGGGCGTAGGCCGTGAAAAGCACGTTCAGCGCCCCGTAGATACTGCCCACGCACAAGCCCACGATTTCACCCAACGGGAACCAGTGCGGCCGCGCCCCGAGCAGCAGCATTTGCTGCTCGCAACACCCATCGCGCACGTCGCAGACATTGATAAATACGTCGCGGTCAGCCAGGCGGCCATTGGGGTCTAGGTCGGTGGGGTTGGGTATACCGCCCACCTTCACGCACTCCGAAAACCAGGTTTTAAAGTCGTGGTCTATGCCGTAATCCATGCAACTAAGTTAAACAATAATACGTACAAATACAATGATTTACAGCATTTTGTTTGTCATATTAGCTAGCATTTCTTACTGGCTATACACCCGCAAAATCGTGCCTGCCGAGGTGAAGCTGAACGCCGACGCGATAGCGGCCAACGGCGCGGCCGACGACCTCCGTAAGGGCTTCCACCAGCGCCGCAGTTGGGCGCGGATGTGGCCAGCGCTGGCCTGCTGCCTGGTGCCGAGCCTGTCATTTAGCTTGTCAAATTGGATAAGCTTTTTGACAAGCTTCCTGGCTATGGCGGCCCTGCTGGGCGGGTTCTTCGCCCGCTACTTCACGCCCTGGCTGAACGTGGCAATGGAGCTCGATTACAAGCCAGAATGGTATTGCAGCCCCGATTCGGCTAGCTGGCCCGACGCCGCCATTTGGAAGAAGCTACGCCGTGCTAACCCTGGCATACCCGATAGCCTGCTGCTGGCTGAAGCCCGAACCAAACTAAAAGCCCTGCTAGAATCGGTCTGGCTCTGGTGCCGCCTAGCTGCTGGAGCCCTGGCAGTAGCCGCGGTAGTAGTGGCGGCCGGCCGGTAGCCCCGAACTCATAACTCTTAACTCCTTACCTGTAATGAGTAAGCTCATATACGGCATGTGCTTCGATGGCTCGCGCATTTTGGGGCGCGGCGTTGACGGCCAGCCGCTCGACTTCTGCAACACCACCGAAAATGACCACTACCTGCGGGTGGCAGAAGATTACACCTTGGCCCGCTCTATGGGTATCACCCGGTTTCGGGATAGCGTACTGTGGGACAAAACCAGCCCGAGCCAGCGTAACCTAGATACGGCTTGGCTGGACCAGTTGGCCGACCTGAGCGAAGGACAAACCGAGCTGGCCATGCTGCACTACCTGGGCTTGCCCTGGATATCAGAAGCGGAATTTTGGGATGGGCGCGCCGCGGTGCATCTGTACTACCAAGCCCGCTTTATCGCGGCGCGCTACAAAGGCTGCTTCCGCTCGTACAATGCCTGCGTAGAGATGGGTACGTGGACCAACCTCATAGCAGCCCCGCATAATCGGCAGTGGCCATTCGGCAACAAGCCATGGTGGGAGGTCTATAAGATTACCAGCAAAATAGCTATCAGCATCGCCAAAGGACTAAAGCACGGCGACCCTGACTGCAAGGTGAGCTTGTGCGAGCCATGGGGGATGCCCCACATGAGCTACGACGATATGGCCCGGCCATTCAACACACTGCTAGGCCTATACGACGAGGTAGCCGAGCGCGAAGGCTGCCACACCTGGCAGGAGGGCGAAAACGGGCTGCTCGATATCGTAGGGCTTAACTGCTACGTGCCCGCCCCCATGGGGCCACCGCTAGCCGAAGCGCAGCGCCGATATCCTGATAAAGAGGTTATAATTGGCGAAACGGCCAACACGCAAACGGGCCACGACCCCGCCCTGTGGAACCCGGCTACGTGGTGGGCGCGCTTTGAGGGACTCAACCAGCCGGACTTGCAGGTGAACTGGTGCCCAGGCCTGGAAATGCGGGCGCATGACTTCGGAGAGTGGATGGGGGCATGTTTGATTAATCGCAACCGTGAGCCGTGCTGGCACGCCCCGCATTTGGTGGAACTGGCAGCCGGATAAGCCAAGACAGAAACCGGAGACCTACCGAAGCTCCGCGCCCCTAGTGGCCGGGGCTTTTTTGTGCCTCACTTCTACGTATTTATACGTATTTCAAAGCTATTTTGTTAATTATTGCAATCATAAGCTTGCATAAATAAATAACCGCCGTATATTTGTCATGTAATCAATCAACCACCTCACACAGACCCCGCGCCGGCGGCTACCGGCGAGATGTCATGACTACCACCCGCACCGCAACCCGTTTTATCGTTGTAAACCCTATGACTGCCGGCGAACAAGGCGGGGCTTGGGCTTCTAAAAAATCCGCCGCCGAAGCCCGCGATGAGCAGCGCCTCTCAAGCGAGTGGGTTGTGATGACCGAAAAACAGTGGGCTAAATTTCTTGGTCAGTGCCAGAATCCGGCAATGGTTGAGGCTGAACAGCGCGCACTGGTTTCTAAAATCGTAGGGTACTACTATTAAACCAAAACCGCCCGTAGCGGCTACTACGGGCGGTTTAATCTTCCCACTGGTTCGATAGAATCCGAAAAGGGCCGATTGAGGCACTAAGATAATGGAACAGCAAGAAAAACGGGGCCGGGGCCGGCCGGTGGGCCAGACACAGGCCGCAGGTTACAAGTCGGGCCGCCCGCCCGGCACGCCAACTACGCTCTCAGCGAAAGAGGCAGCCACCCGCGCCAAAGCACAAGTGCTACGCGAGCACTTGGAGCAGCCCGCTAACCCCAGCCGCCCGCATTTGGGCACTACCTATGAGTTGGTAAAAGAGCCACTGGCGCAGCAGCTGCCCAAGCCGCGGCGGCTTACGGCGTGGTGGGGAGGGCATCGCATCCATCTAACAGAAGAAGAAATAACAGCCTGCTGGAAGTGGCTGCTGCCGCACTAATTTACCCGCCCCGCGCCTCCCCGGCCGGGGCGTTTTGCTATACTACCCCCAGCCACCAAACCCAAGCCAGCACGAATGCCACCCCCGCCACCCGGCCCAGCGTGCGGCGGCGGCGGGCGGTGCGGGCGCGCACGCGGTAATGAGGGGGTGGGTACATCTTGCACATGGGGTAAAGCTACACGAAAAAGCCCCGGCCGGGCAGGCGCGGGGCTTTTGGGGTTGAGCTACTTTCTATAGTAAGCCTCTGTCGTTTCGGCATCAGTCATTACAAAGAAGTCTTTGTTACAACAGGGGCATTTTACATAGTGTCGCCCCTCGCGCAGCCTCATATCTGCGGCCGTAATGGCTAGCTCTGAATAGCAGTGCGTGCAGTACACCTTGCGCGGGCCAGCAGGCTTATAGTTGTTGCTTACGACTTTCATGGCCTACAGCCCAAAGTATTCATCACG